CTGCGAAGACTGCGAAGACTGCGAAGACTGCGAAGACTGCGAAGACTGCGAAGACACCTGGCGCTAAAACGGCCGCGAATTTATTGAATTTGGCTCAGAGTAGATCCCGATCCGCAGTGTAATACGTCTTTCCTTTCATCACAAAACTATGCACTCTCGCATACGCCCACGCCTGTGGAGAAGCGCCCGGTCGGTGCCCGGTTCTCCACGCAGCGAGTCCTCGATCGTACACGGTTCTCAATGTCTTCAATGGTATCTTCGTCGCTTTCGCAATTTCGGGGAGGGATTTCGCGTTCGGGTACTTTTCGCGGAATCGTTTCGTGTACGAAGAGGTGCGGGTTTTCACACCTTTATCAGTTGAAAATTTCGTGTATGTTTTCGTTTTCATTTTTACATATCTCTTTTCTACGTCTCTGAGCGTCTTCAACCCTCTGAAATATTTAAGGGGTGCGTATACTGGACCCTTTGTTTTTCGCAACTCGCGAATCTTCTTAGATATTTCCTGATCAGTGAGGGTCATCTTAATTATTACATATAATTTAATCAAACCAATCATAATCATCTGTACTATCCATCTTAATACGACAACCGTCACATCTCCGACATTTCACATATTTATCTTCCACTGGTGAATATATTTCGCATTTGTCCTTGCACACATAACAGTTGTATATAACTTTGGCCATTTCTTTGCTTTTAGCCTTTCGTGGATGTTTCGTCCTAGAATCTGTATGCAAGTCCAGACCTTTCCAAATAAGGAAACTCCCGGTGATGATCTTCGTCATACTTTATCTTCCGAAAAATTTAATCGCGTCCGTGATGCTATCGAAAATTCTATTTTCAAAACACACCTTTCCTGACTTTTGAAAATAGACGCCTTCCCTCCCCTTGTAAGAAGCTTTGTGAATCATGTCTGATTTACGATGCTCTACATTTTGACTTAGTTAAACAAAAGATGCTAAAATCGTATAAGATGAGTCTCGAAATAATAATAGGTAACATGTTCTCGGGTAAGACGTCGGAGCTCATCCGACGTCTGAAGAGGTACAAAGTCCTCGGTAAACGTATATCCGTGATAAACTCGTCGAAAGATACGCGGTCAGAAAAAGAAGTCATACACAGTCACGATGGCGTCGATTTCGAATGTCTGAAAGTGAGCAAACTCGCGGATACGTTGCTGGATGAGAATTTCTGTGAGTCGGATGTCGTCGCTGTGGATGAAGCGCAGTTTTTTGATAACCTAAAAGGTTTTGTGCAAATGTGTCTGTTTCTAAAAAAGACGGTCATACTCGCGGGACTCGATGCCGATTACAAACAGGAAAAATTTGGTGAAATTTTAGACTGTATACCCGTCGCAGATAGCGTGACCAAGTTATCAGCGTTGTGCATGAGGTGTAAGGATGGAACGCCCGGTCCGTTTACGAAGCGTATCGTAGACACGAAAGAATTAGAACTCGTGGGTGGGTGTGAGGCATATGAAGCCGTGTGTAGACATCATCTCATAATTTAGAATCTTTTAACATCAAGTATTAATACAATTCTTCTATCATCCGTGGTCTTCTTAACCGTGTGATATCTCGAATGATCGAATAACAGGTCTTCGCCCGGTTTGTGTTCGTGTGTTTCGTATTCTGTATCAAGCGTACTCGTACCCTCAAGTGTGAGGTGGTATCTGAGATATAAGTTGTGTTCCGCTCGGTGAGGTGGTATGGTCATTGGTCCTTCCATCACGGATATCACTCCGCCAACGACGCGTGGTATCTTGTCTATGCGTCTCTTTATGAGTGGGAAATCCTCGATTTTGTAATAGTAGTAATTCTCGTTCTTTTCAAACCATGAATCATCGTCATGAAAGTAGTACTTTTTAGCATCCTTCATACCCGACAATACAGCGTCTCTTAGTTCTCTGTAGTACAATCGAATGATCCACAAATCACTGTAATCTTTTGGGTAATAAAATGGTTTATGACAAAACATGTCTATGAGTGTGTTTCGTATACCCACGAGTGGTCTGAGAGGTCTGCTGAAATACAGGCGGTCTATTGGATTTTTAAAATAATCGAACGCCACTAAGACAACCGAGCCTAAGAGATATTTCAATATTTTCTTCATATATAATAAATGCCAGGTTATAAAGGAAAGGAATACTACGCGCCAGAACCAACCGATGAAGTCGACACCCTCGATAAGCGTTTCTTCATGGGTCTCACTAGAACGCAGACCGGTTTGATCGCACCACCAGTGCTTTACTTCACCATGGTTCTTTTCGCCGTCGCCATGGCGCTTCCAGCCGTGTACAAAAAGCGCCCAACCTTGTTGATACCACTCGCCATTGGTTTGTACATCAATGGTATTCACTTGTACCACCACTACCTCCTCTTGAAAAAGTAAATTATTTTAGACGTGTATATTAATAGAATGTTCCTATCAAAGGTGTTCGCAAACTTGATATTTCAGTCACTCGTGACATACGGCTTTGCGAAGGCTACCATAGAAGATCCAAAAATGAGTAAGGCTGTCGCCGAAAATGCGCTCACGTACATGGTCGCGTGGTTCGTCGCGATTCTCATGTTTGCGTTTACGAAGAACATCATCACGCGGTTCATGCTTTTCACAGCTTTGTCTGCCGTCGCGGGTATGTTCTTGGGTACGCGAGGTAAGAGAGACGTAAAGGAGGCTTTGCTCGATGCGGTCACTATTTTCATCACTATGTTTGTGTTAGGTGTCATCACGCACATGCTCGGGTATGACCTCAGGATGCTCGGGTCGATTTTGTTCGTGTGTCTCATAGGTTTGATTTTGGTAAGGCTATTCACGGGTAAGAGGTATTCTCAGATAATCGTACCACTGTTTGCTCTCTTCGTCATCTACGATACCAATAACATACTGAGACGAAACTACGAAGGTAATTTTGTGGGTGCGTCATTCGACTACTTTGCCGATATCCTTAATTTGTTCAGTGGTCTCCTCGAAAATGAATGAACACCATACTTTTTCAAAAATGAAAATCGAAAAAAAAAATAATTTTTTTTTCACTTTCTTTTAAAAGAAAAAAGTTTCAAAAATAAAAAAAATATTTTTTTTAAAAATTTTCAAATGTTAATAATAATGAAAGTCACTCTCAAGAAAAGTCCGATCCGTGATAAGAAGTACAGAGTGATATTTCCGGACGGTGACCATGTAGACTTTGGGGGCAAAGGATACACGGACTATACCATACACAAGAACCCAATGCGCATGCGTCTCTACGTGTTACGACACGGTGGCGGAGACACGCGTAAATTCAGTGATCCACAGAAGGTACACGAGCGCATGTTACGGGTGACGAAGAGCAAACTCGAGGATTGGGGAATCTCGGGTTTGAAGACGGCGGGGTTTTGGTCTAGATGGCTTCTATGGAGTGAACCAAGTCTAGGCGACGCTATGAAACACATGAAAACGAGATTCGGGTTAGATATTTCCAAAAGTACCAGTTAGAGAATTCATCGTAATGATACAAAATGATAACACCTCTTCGTGCGAGAATAATCGCAAGACCACATTTACCTAAACGTACACGAACCGTAACGTGTGCCTCTACTAGACCGGAAATCACACCAGCTAAAGTCATCGAAGCCGTCGCCGGTAAGAGTGCCGTGTATGGAGTGACGCTAGGAACCGCTAACTGGATTGTATCCGGTGCGAACCCAATCGAACAATATCACCGTCCCGAATTCGCGTGTTTGGGTGTGTTATGTTCCGCCATATCCATGTATTCGGTAGACAGGTGTGTCGCACAGTCAAAGAGTGTCGAGGAATTTGATAAAGTTTCTTACGTTGAAACCGGTCGCTTGGCCATGGTCATATTTGCGTCAATGCTGATTGGCTGTAGCATTTAAACCCGAGTCACATACAGAATAAAATATATATAAATAATAAATTATGACTGACTGGCGATGTAACACAGTATCGCTTACCGCGACGTTATGCTGGCTTTTACTCTTATATATGTTTTATAAACCATTTGGGATGACGAGGGAGACATTAAAAGCCGCGCATATACCCGTACCATTTAACGTCATGATAATGATATGCTTATTGTGTTGTTGTATGAGCTCGAGCGGTGTCACTCTCGTAGATTGCGGTCTTCAGTACGCTGGACTCAAGGGTAAATTGGAAGAGATCGTCGCGAACGCGAGAACGGTGGGTCCGAGTAACACAGAAGAATAACGCGTTCACGTCATGAACGACTCTCCACACCCACAACTAGATTTTGCGTTTGGATTCTCAAACGTGAATTCACTCTTCAAGCGATCACTCACATAATCCATCTTTGTCCCGATGATACTCATCAGCGCGTTCGTGTCGACGACGATCTTAGCTCCGTCTTCCGTCTCCACTAACTCGTCAAACTTTTTGCGCTCGCTCTTATCCATGTAATTCATCGTATACATCATACCACTACACCCTCTCGTCTTTACCCCGATCTTTAGGTATTCCTTATCATTCGCCAGTAATAATTCTTTTATTTTTCTAGACGCAATCGGTGTCACCTCCATCACCTGTTTCAATCGCATCCTTTATTTATATAGAGACTAAAAGAAATTGTCGGTTCGGTACAACTTCGCCGAAAAGTCACCCGATTGACCGAGAATGTTTACGGTCTCATTACCATAGATTTCTTGGCATCCGATATCATCCATGCAATCTCTTTCACCCATCGACACTGGAAGAGAGTACATTTGATCACCCGGGGTTACCGTGTAATAATGGTATCTGTCTCTGCGTCCACGAACTTCCTTGCCGTACAAGGGGAGCGTCTCGTTGTTTTCACCGAGTAACACACCCATTTGTTGAACGCGTCGTGGTTTGTATTCCTTGATTGGCGGCGCTCTAAATTCACGGGTCACTGGAATCTGAACTGGGACGTGGACGCGCTCTCTCGTGTGGATTCGCTTCACGGGTTGGGGCTGTGTGAGCTTATACAAAATTATCAGCAATAACACGAATATAGTTATGAGCATCGCGGTGTGTTTAGTCTTCGCCTTCATTATTATTACACTTAGATTTTAATACGTCTAATGATAGATGATGACCCGTTGTCCGCGCATGATCTGTAACACACCACAGTGAATACCATGGTCACCAAGTCTAGGAATGTGGTCAATTTCGCGCTTTCTCCCATGTACGATTAAGAATTTACGTGCGCTATATAAAATAGAGCGATCCGTCACCATATTAGTTCCGGATCCCCATCTGTAATCGTAAACTGGAGCGTAAGGCATGTTTCTTTTTGTTTTGATTTTTAGTATAAGTGCAATTGACTTAGGTAAGTCTTATGTTAGCGGATTCTCCACCTTCCCCACCCATACCGACTGAACCACCTTTACCACCCATACCACCTCGTATGTTTATCTTACGAACAACGTTGCGTTCACTTCTCTTCGAATTGTTATTTACATACTTTGGTACCGTATTATGCATACCCGTTCCGGATATAGAAACTCCTATGGGTTTTCCAACTTTACCGTTCATCCCACTATTACCACCATTACCACCGTTTCCGCCATGTATAAGAACCTGTGTATGAACCCTGTTTCTCTTGTATTTTTTGAGTGGTCTACCTTGATCGAGTAGTTTTTGGTTTAGTTGGTCATTCGTAAGCCCGGTCGAACTCCCATTTAACAAGCGCTCGCGTGTATTTCTCGATTTCAGTAATAAAAATATTCTATCATCTTTATTTGTCGCGTTCGAACGCATAACATTTTCTATTCTCGAGCGAGTACCCGGACTTTGACCAATGAGCATACCCTTTATCTTGCGTATATCAGCATTATCTGGTCTATAATAATTTGTAATTTTTGTAACAAATTCAGCGTCCGTCTGGCTCATCATACTCGGTAACAATTTCATGTGCGCCTGTTCTTTGAGCGCTCGATTTATCATGGCATGCTTTTTGTTATTGGTGAGCGACGATCTCGAATACCAATCATACCATTTTCGTAAACGTTCCACATTTATGACCAATCGATTTGGCTTCGCGGCTACCATATCAGCAAACTCCCTGAATGTTTTTTTCTGAACTCCCCCAAGGGCGTTAGCATACGACCTACTCATTTAGTATAACCCAATAATTAAATCTCTATCAATAGTATGTCCGACGAAGTGGTGATAACAACTAAAAATTCCATAATTACGGTAGCCTTAAATAAAAAGCGACTTGCCTTATCTCACGCGGAAATGACCAGCCTCCCAACAAATATTGGTAATCTTACAGAACTTACTCATCTTGATGTGTATAAGAACAAATTGACTAATCTCCCAAAAAGTATTGGTAATCTTAAAAACCTTCTCGAACTTGATGCTGGTCGTAACAAATTGAAATCTCTTCCAAAAAGTATCGGTAATCTTACAGAATTGGTTAGGCTTTCTTTGCGCAATAACGAGATGATCTCACTTCCAAAAAGTATCGGTAATCTTTCAAATCTCGAGTCACTTGAATTGTTTCAAAACAAGATGATCACACTTCCAGAAAGTATCGGTGGGCTTACAAAACTTGAACGAATTTATCTTGGCGGAAATACAACTTTTACCCATCTTCCAGAAAGTATCGGCAATCTTCAAAACTTGAAAATGCTTGATTTGAACGATACCCAATTAACATCACTTCCAGAAAGTATTGGCGGACTTACAGAACTGGTATCGCTTGATTTGGCCAATACCAAGATAACCTCACTTCCAGAAAGTTTCGGTAATCTTAAAAATCTGGTTCTTCTTAATTTGCGTGGAGTTAGTTTAAGATCACTTCCAAACAGTTTTAAAAATTTGAACCCCACTTTGAAGATATCTATCGGTAGTGATAGAGTATATAGCAAAAATGAGCTCCTTCGGAGGTTTCGACCATATAAACCCAAACGAATTACTAAAAATACTGAATTGTTCAATGCATCCATGCTGCCGACGAACAAGATTTCTAACATTCCCAAGAACAAAAGAGCCTATATAAACATTAATTCAAATGTAAAAAATAATGGCAAGTTGAGAAGATTATACAATAAGAGTAGTATAAACGAATATATGAAAGATAGACCTATCGGTAGTATTCATGGTGGTAATTTTAACAAGAATAATGTAAAAACAGTAAGACCCACCAACTCCGTGAATAAGAATGTATATTTAAGGAACATTAAGGCTCGTTTACAAAATTCAACATTGAATAATTTACGAAATAATGTGAATAAAATAAAAACTAATCTTCCTTCAAATGTTTCTAGAAATGATGTGAATAACGTGGTTCGTAATATGAAACCATTTATCATAAATAAAATTTTCAATAAACTGAAAAATAGCCCATCCAATAATAGAGTTCGCATAATGAACGCCATGAAGAATAAGGGTTTAATGAACAATTCCGACATTAATACGATGAAGAAAAAGTTATCTTAAATCAATTCTCCCAAGTCTGTATTGCGTGAACATCCAAAGGCAAAACATGACCGTTTTCAAAAATTTATTTGCATCCGTGTCATCCATCTTATATATAGGTCCCATGATACGACCAAAGAATGTCTCTTCCTTACTGTTTCCGGTAACGAACATTTCCATCTGTGTGAGTGCACATGTGTCGTCATTCACAGACCAATGGTAAAAGATGAATGGAACCACTATGCTGTACATTTCAAGCAACTGCGTATTTTTCAGGAAGGGTGTTACGAGTACCGCACCAAACAATACGAGGTGAATGAAGAATATAATATTCATCTATTTATATGGAGCAAGAAAATAATAACGCTATTGAGGGGTTTCCCAAGGACATAGAAAAACCGGAGCCACCAAAGAAATGGCATCCTCAACAGGAAAAGGTACTCAAAGAGTGGGGTGAGGCCGCTGCGTGTTATAGATACTTAAATTATCAAGCATTTCTCATGTTTCAAAAATTAAGTATGCGTTTTACCCTTCCTGTTATCGTGCTCTCTACCATAACCGGTACCGCAAATTTCGCCCAAGAACAATTCCCAGTTGGTATACGTTCATCTGTACCATCCATCATCGGAGGTTTTAACCTCATCGCCGGTATTATTGCGACTATTATGCAATTTTTGAAGATTAACGAACTTATGGAGAGTCATCGTTCTGCGTCACAATTGTATGGTAAACTGTCGAGAAAAATTAGACTTGAACTCAATCTTTCACTCGTAAACAGAACGATGGACGGAAGTGATATGGTTCATGATTGTCAACAAGAAATGGATAGGCTCATAGAACAAAGTCCACCCATACCCAAATCAATCTTAACTGCATTCGACAAGGAATTCCCCGATGATAACGCCTTTACAAAGCCAGAAATATTACACGTTCACCCAATACTCCCTTTCAAGGCTATCAAGGAATATTCAATAATGAGTCTTCTCAAAGATCCACGGGAAAGAAACCTAACCGAAGGAGAATTAAAGGATGAACTTGATGAGTTACGTGGACGTGTCATGCCCGGAAATAAAACTGTAGAAAATCCATTGAAAAAGACTGGAATTCGCCGACGTGCGTCCGCGTTTGTTGAATCTTTTACAAAGAAGGCACCGGTAAAGAAGGACGAGGTAGACGTAGAATCGGCAACTCAAGAAGATGAAGAGGAAGAATGAGCAAACACGCGACTGGCTATGAAAGCGACTAACACAAACAGGATTAGATTAAAGACACCAAAACATAATAGGTAAGGGATAACCTTCCTTTTTATTGGGTCTATCAATCTGTCCTGAATCGCATTATTTTCAAAAATAATATCTATAGCCTGATTAGCGAGATCATCATTTCTTTTTTCAACCATGGACGCCTTTGTTAAAATAAAAACACAAAAAAAGACTGTGTCCAATACGCTCCATCAAAAAGAAATAGACCTATTACGTACATACATAAATGAAGGTAAACATGTAATGATTTGTGGTGCGTGTGGTACGGGTAAATCATTCATACTTAATGCTGTTTTAGATGAATGCAATTCTATAGAAATAACACCGGATTTGAAATTTAAGGATGAACTACGAAACTCTAAAATGACCACATATTTAGAAGACTATAGACACGAAGTGATCGCACAAAGACAGATCGTAGATCGAGTATCTGAGGGCAACCCATTCACGAAAGGTTCGTTTGTGGTGTGTTCAACGAGCGTCTATCTCATATCAAATTTCAAACTCATAATATTACCTAAACGCACACCCGAACAAATCGCTTCATTGAGGCCGGGTGTGTCCGGTGCTATGAAAGCCGCGGAAGCGTGTAAGGGGAATATACATAACTTTTTTCATTATATAGAATTTTCCGATGAAAAGGACGAATTCATAGAACCAAAGGAAGTCGCCGTATCACTCTTATGCGACAGGGAAATCGTAAAGTCATCGGACGCCATGTGCGAACATGGTCACATATGGGGTATTGTACACGAAAATTACCCGGAATCGTCAAATGTAAATATACACAAAATTTCACAAGCTCTTTCGGACGCAGACTTACATGACTCGAGTATATACAGTGGGTTTTGGGATTCAATGTTATACTTTACGAACTCTATAATATCTACACCAGCCTATTATTTAGGAGAAAAGATAGATAAAACCATAATAAGACCCGGTAGTTTTTGGACAAAATACGGTAATTATAAAATGAGAAGTCAGAAACTGGGAAATATTTCAAGAAAAACACGTGGTATGTCTCACCAAGAGCTCTCACTCATGCGACAATACGCAAAGCAGGGGAACATGGAAGTATACACACACTATGAACTCACACCACAGGATTTTGACGTCATTAATCATTTATGTATAGGGAATAAGCTCAAACCACGTGAGGTATCACAGATTAAGAAGAAGATCAAAGACTACCAGTCAAAACTTACTTAAAACCTGTAGACGTATACCCAATATAAGATGCCAGCTCCTACCATTTTGCCAATTACTACCGGTGCTGAGGATGACTTTAAAACAACTCGCATCATCGGAAATGAAATGTTCTTTTACAGCGATGTAACGACAGATGATATTTTGGAGTTTACCGAAGAGTTCAAGAAGCTCGAAAACAAACTACTGAAGCAATCCATTGACTTCCCGGGATTCAAGCCTGAAATCCGTATTAACATCTGTAGTGACGGAGGTGAAATGTTCGCTGGACTCAGCGCCATGAATGTTATTGAAAAGTCGAGAGTCAAGGTTGTGACTATCGCTCAAGGGGCGTGTTGCAGCGCTGCGACGTTCATGTTGCTCGGGGGTCACGAACGTCGCATGGGTAAGAACGCCCACATCCTCATTCACCAGTTGTCCACTAACGGTTTCTGGGGTAAATTCGAGGATCTCAAGAATGAAATGGATTCATGCTCCAAGTTCATGGACATGATTACGAAGGTCTACGGCGAGAAGACTGAAATCCCAGAAAAGGAATTCAAGAAGCTCATGAAGAAGGACATCTACCTGAACGTAGAAGAGTGTCTCAAGTATAATGTCGTGTCCTCGATTGACTAACGTCAACACTCCGTTTATACAGACCAAGAACAGCTAATACTATAATAACTATACACGCGGTATTCGCATTTAGTGGAATATTCGTGGGTGGGGGTGGCCTAAGTCGCTCCATTCGCTCGTAATTTACGACCGGAATCATATCTACCCTTACTATAATGGAAACAATTTTTAAAACCGACTCTAAAGGCAGAAAACGCTATGTGAACATAAGCGTTCAAAAAATGCCTGATGGAACCGCTAACATCACCAAAAAGAGTGGTTTGGTTGGTGGTAAAGAACTTGTTTCTACAATTCATGTGAAGCTTGGATATGATAGCGCTCTCAAACGTGCGAAGACTATGTGGGAAAACGAAAAGGTAGTCCCCGTGACACCAATGCTGGCTCATAAGTGGGAAGACCGCCAAAAGCATATCTCTGAACCGTTTTACGTTCAGCCAAAAATAGACGGAGTTCGTCTTCTCGTGTCTAACAAGGGAGGTATCTCTCGAACTGGTAAAATCGTACCTGGTACGGAACACTGGGGGAAGGGACTCAAGGAAGGTGAATACCTCGATGGCGAATGCTATGACCCAACAAAAACATTCGAAGAGATTACAAGTCTGTATAAAACAAACCCAAAGGCTCTCCAGTTTCACGTGTTTGATTATTTCGACACGAATAGACCCAATCTCACGTTTGACGAACGACTGGAAAGAGTCACCGTGGAAACAAAGTGGGTACATTCAAAGAAGGATCTTCCAACTGTACACAAACAGTACATGGAGGCTGGATACGAAGGTACTATGATTCGTGAAGCTTCGAGTGTATACGAAATTGGTAAGCGAAGCAATTACCTATTGAAGCACAAAGATTTCATGACGGATGAATACAAGGTTATTGGTATGCGAGAATGCACTGGTAAAGACGTGGGTACACCTACATGGGTATGTGTGACTCCATCTGGACATGAATTTACAGTCAGACCCGAGGGAACTCGTGAAATTCGTCGTGAAATGTTTAAAAATGGTTCGTCTTACATTGGTAAGATGCTGACCGTAAAATACCAAAACCTCACCGATTTGGGTGTACCAAGGTTTCCCGTCGGAATAGCATTTAGAGATTACGAATGATGTTATACTATATGAAGCGCGTAGCAATTGATATCGATGAAGTTCTCATGCCGTTTGTCCGCCCCATGGCTAGATGGAAAGGTGTGAAGATGCCACCTTCCAACACTAGATATGAATATGTCTACAGGGACATGTTTAACATTACCGAAGAAGAATCTGTCGAGATGGTTCGCGGATTTTACAAATCAAATGAATTCGCTGAAATCAAACCCATCCGTGGATCACAGTTGGGTATGACGAGAATTCGCAGTAATTTTGATAGAGTGTACGCAGTGACTGGTAGACAGGACATCGTACGAGATCGAACAGAAGCATGGCTCAATCAACACTTTGAAGGTGTATTTGATGACGTGATACTAACAAACAGTTTTACGGATTACGAAGTCTCGAAGCTCGATATATGTCGTTCCCTCGCGATAAATACAATTTATGATGATAACATGCACACATGCCTTCAATGTAAAGAAGCTGGTATGGTTGCATTTAACTTTATGGGTTATGACCCAGACTTATACCCATGGTGTGAACACACAGACATGTCTATGTATGGTTGGAACTAATATAAAAGGCACGCGCCATTATAAATTAAGATGTCTTCGTACGGTATTGTCGGTATTACCCCGGATAGCCTCAAGGTTATCCGGGACATGCAACAATTTAAGAATGTTCATGTGTGTAACAAGAGCAACACGAAACTCACACCATTTAAAAATGTGCAATCGCATCAAACAGTCGCAGATTTTTCGTTAAACATGCAGAGGCCTCGTACAATCGCTACATTCATCAACCCAGATGACTATGAACACGAGAGAACCATGGATCAATTGATTGAGTGGTGTGACAAAGAAGACACCATCATCAATTTAAACACTGAAAATTACAGAAAAAGTAAAGGGTATACAAGAGGCTGTGGGGAAAAGGGGATTCATTACCTCACCGGTGGGTTATCTAACAAATTGCTCATGGTAGATGGTCCAAGAACGGTCGTAGACAGTCAAGAAATCTTTTTTAGAACATTCTCTAAATCACTCGCACACTTGGATGGTGAACCTGGAACCGCCCAACTCGTGAAATCGGTGCACGAAGCCGCGGAGTGTGCATTGTATCAGGTTTATGCCGAAGTGTACGGGTATTTTAACCAAGATCCGGAAGTTATAAAAACGTTAAATCAGGCGTTAAAGACGGACGTAAATGGCCCCATCTTAAAAAATGCCTTACGACGGATGTATGACGCACCCGATCATGACGACATTGCCCAAGAAAACTTGCGATCGACGTGGTGCTCGATTCATGCTCTCAACACAGGGGTGTGCGTACCGATTTTACAATCAAATGCAAATGCACGTTCCATGAGCAGAGACATGAAGCTTACTGGTACAAAGCAAGTATTTAATAAATTCAAGGATGAGTTGGTTGTGCTCCAAACTATCCGCTTCATGTACGCCATGATTTACATCGAATCCACCAGAGCATGTTCAGCAATCAAGGGTTGCATTCAATCGAGTGCGCTCGAGTGTGATATGTTCAAAACAGAAAATCCACACGAAATAATTAAGAACACGGCGACGTATGCGAGAACCTTTTCTATTCATTGTATTCACGCGGGTATACCGTGTCCAGCAGTACAAGCCGCCCTTTGTGAATATTATTTCTGGACGCAAACCAAGACCTCCATGAACTTTATCGCTACGCTCCGTGTATAAATTTTATTTATATATTTTAGAAGTATGATTATTGTAATAATTCTAATCGCTACGCTAATCATTTTGAAGACCATACTTTACAAACCTAGAGTAGATTACAAATGTTATATGCTCACGACAGATAAAAATGGACCGAGGGCTCAAAAATTTATGCGTACGTATGATCACACCGTACCACTCGAAATAATCGAAGGACCCGATACCCGAACACCCGAGGCGGCTAAAAGATACCAACATAACGTGGATCCAAAATATTACAGACAAGCGCTTAAACTGTATCACGATAAAAATGCCGCTCGACCTAATATAACATACTTTAACCTAGGAGCTATAGGATGTTACGCGGGACATATGAAAATATACGACAAATGCTTAAATTCACGGCACAAATACGCACTCGTGTTCGAAGATAATGTCGTCATAACAAATCACAAATTCTTTGACGAGGTACAAAGTGTGATTGATGAATTAGGGGATGACTTTGAATTATGCTTCTTTCACTGTTTATCTAGATACCCGGCGTCGGATAAGAGTAGGAGTGGTTTAGAACTCGTAAAATGGATATCGAGTACAAAGTGTTATCTCATAAATACAGAAAACATGAAAAACTTCGTCCATCACTTTGAAATCATGGACAATCATATCGACATGAAACACGAAGACCTCATATTCGAAGGGGCTCGCGTGTATTACAAAGACCTTAGACACTGTATGCTCGTAGACAGATCACACAAGAGTCTCATTGGGCACAGTAATTGGGAAAACAGGGAGTTTTTCTCAAAGAAATATCCAGACGCAACGACAGATCTTTTAGAAAAAGGCTATTAATTTTTTTATCACGTGATTTTAAGGATGGTGAAGGCTGTATTACTAAATGAAAAACGAAACGATGTACACGAAATAAACGTAGACCTATCGCCCGAGAAAAATGAAATTTGTAAAATACTCAGGGGTAAAGCGACTTTTCTCGGACAATGGGAAGAAGAACTTGTAGTCATATTAAAGTGTAAAGAAAGTGTATTTGACTTAAAATTAAATGAAAATGTATTACCTAGACCATTTTCTAACATGGATGTAGACGGTCGCATACTCCTGATACGCATGGACGAGGAATCGGAGCCACGGGATTTTACGAAGGTGGAATACGATGACATGTGTAAAAATTCGCCACATATGACGCGCTCCGTTACTTCCAAGGTACATCCTGTGGTCTAAAACGACACGCGGTTTTTAGGAACTCTGTAAACAATTCAAAATCTTTCTCTGGTTCATCGAGTTCATCGAGTGAATCGAGTATTTTACCAACGTACCGGTTGTACGCTTTGTGACCACCTCTGTGTGTAAGTCTATTCTCGCGCATCCCGGGTGTGATGTATCTCGGCATCATGATTATATTCTTTCCGTCGTTTACATCGTACCTCAAATACTTAATCACCGGGTGGTTTTTGAATTGTCGGGGAATCACGTGATGGTCTTCTACGTTTTTAACACCCCATCTGAGTTTGAAATTGCGACGCATAACTGATCCGTACCTCATACTATTCTCTTGGATAACTTCTTCACCGAGTCGCATGAGTGAATCTTCGAGTTCATCAACCTCGTACCACGCTTCGTAACACGCTTTACATCCCCTGTTTTCTTCACAAATATCCTGAGCTTCGCGTATCGCTTCCCTGAATCTGAAACGCAAACGATCGTTATCGTGTCTTTCAGATTTCATTTGCACTGATGGTTTGTTGTAGATAGTTTCAAGTATAGTAGTACGAATCTTAATACGCCTGTACTTGTAAATATCATTGGGTTGGTATGACGCTCGAATCATCTAAGCTATAATGTATGGGTATTTTTTGCGTTCTTCTTTCGTGCGCAAAAGTTGAACTAAACCAAGGAAGGTTATGAGCACGAGAACGGCGTCTTCAAAGTCACGGGTCGCGGAAAACGAAATAACGAGAAGAGACAGAAGCTTGAACCACACACTCGACGTGATGGTTTTTGTTCTTTCTGGGAGTTCACTGACTGGAGCGATACCAAACATGGCGTGAAGAAGGATGATGATACCATACAAGGTGTTATGATTAAGTGTAGTGTTTATCATTGGATAAAAATCTTTAGAAGCTACTTTTACACCGCCATACACAGAGGCGGCGACGAGTGGTACGAGAATAGCCGTGTTCTGGAGGAAAGCCATTTATATATACAAAGAAACATTTTTACATATGGGACACATATGTAAAAAGGGTTATTCCCGCCGGGTATTGATCCCGGTATTTAGTCTTGACTCCGATTTTATGAAATAAATCATAATTTGACATACTTTTAAGGTATAAGGACTATGTGATAACCATTTCACTACGGGAACATAATCAGCCGAAGCTTTTCTTTTCTTATATACTACACGCATTACATCTTTAAGCTAGTTGTACGTACTAACAATGTCCATGTATGTTTCTTCATCAACGAACGTTTTCAGTATATCCACGATGGCTTCATTACCGCTGCACACAGCTCCGACAAGACCCGGATACGCCATGACCTCCATGTATGCGTGAAAGAAGTTACCGAGTGCGGTTTGGCACGTGTTAATAAACGTCATAAACATCTCGAGTGCGAGCTCCTTGTCCTCTTTGATCGCAATCCAATAAATACTAAAGTTTTCATAATTGTCGTTTCCATTTCCAGCATCTTCGTACACGTGATTTGCGTGTTCAAGGATTTGGTGTTCAAGCTTTCGAAGCCTGTTGAGGTCGCCGTGGATGATAGCGTGTTGGAGTTCCATTTTGTATTACTGAATGGGTCAATGAGGTATCACTTAGGACTATTTTCGTGTTTTATTCTAACATGCGCTTGTGGCTTGTCGCAAAGCGTTTCTTTGATAAGGCTCGTATGCATTTAGTATTTAGTTTTTTACAGGAGGGCATCATAAAAACTATGTCTAACATAAAGAAGGAGTATGGAAAATTGGGGTCGTCAAAGACCAATACCAGAAAACGAAGTTCCTTGTAATAATTTTGCACACGTAATGATCGTCGTGGTCGTACTAGTGAGTTTTGGCCTCGTCGTGTACTTTCGATGGCACGAGTAATCACACTCTATCTAATTCTTTTGAACTTCTACTGCGAGACCTCGACCGTGAGCGTGACATCCAACGAGCCACCGCATCTCTCATTCTAGTATCCTTTGTTTGGACAGTTTCATCTATGACACTTAGACCATTACACACATCCGGTTTATTGTCTTTATCTGGAAATTCGCGGTTAAATGCGTGTATGGTCTTATAAGGTATATCCGGAGCTTCGCTGAGTAATCGATCATATTCTTCACGGTGCTTTCTAACGAAATCCATGGCATCATCGCTTCTATGTTCTACTTCTAAAGAAAGTTCCATGTCTATATTCCTATAAAACTTTGAGTATTGAATACACATGGTCGAATGCGCCTCCATCATGGATGAACTATTACTGAATTTTGAAATGGACGTGAGTATGCCGGCTAACACGTTTAACACGGCAAATGTATATTGAAAAATGATAATGTTTCTCTTCATCTCCGGTGAAACATTATCATCACTTGGATTCAGTACGGCGAAACCACCAACACCTGTAATGGATGATATGATAATACATGGATATGTGAGTGCGTCGGTTAACCATTTATAATGTAACCTCGCATGGTTATGTAACCACCTATACCCCGCGGCCTTTTCCGCCCACCTGCGGAGAAGGCGTTCCTCGCGCTCACACCACCCATTTGTGCAGACAGAAACACCGGTGTTCATTATTTTACGCAGAGAAAATATGCGCCTGACGCCGAGCAAGTTCGTCGACCTCATTATTCTTTTCATTCGTGGAATGCGCTCTCACCCATTCGATCGTGACTGTACTCATGAGTTCAATCAATTCAAAAATACGCACCCACAACTCCTTGTTTGCGACATCCTTACCTGTACTCGTCTTCCACCCGTTCGCGTGCCATTTCTTTGACCATTCGGTGATACCGAGTTTCACGTATTTACTATCCGTGTATACCGTGACGTCCTTTTCATCTAGCTCCAAACACTTTTCGAGCGCCTTAATCACGGCCGTCATTTCCATGATATTATTTGTCGATGTGTGATGTCCTCCTTCGACCACGAATTCTGGGTCATAACACTTTGCCGCCCATCCACCCGATCCAGGGTTACCTAGACAACTTCCATCTGTATACACTTCGATCATGTCTTATAATTTCCTGGATTTTAAACTTTAACTGAAATATCGTTTCTAAAAAATAGTTTTCACTCTTTTTTAGAAAAAATGTTTTCAAAATACAATAATTTTTTATACTCTAAAATTTCTAGCGCTATTATTATTAAAGCTACCCCCATAGCCACTGTTATCAGAGATGGTTCTCGAGTTGAGCATTGGTACCTTGGATCGGTTGTTGTAGTTGTAGTTATTGCGCGCACCCTTCTTCTTATCGAAAAACACGAAATAAACAATGATCGCACACAAGATAACCAAACCGATGCTCAAACCTATGACGGCTTTGTTCGTTCGTCTGGGCTCTTCAACCACCGCTACATCCGGAACGACGACTGGTTCCTCGACGACTGGTTCCTGATCTTCGTCTGCCATTTATAGTTAATACATATTTTAATTAAACACGAGTTCAAAAATTAGGGTGATTGTTCCATCTTAATTTTTGAGTTTATAAGCGCGAGTCGAATTTTATAATACTTAAGCTAAAATAAGCTTAGTTGGAGAAGGCAAGACCTCCCATACCACTTTGGATGCGGAGGACGTTGTAGTTGGTCGCGAACATGCGGAGAGTGGTTTCCGCAATGCCAGTCTTCGCCTTGATAGCGACTTGAGCATTGTCAATACGGGAGAAGTTACAGGTCCCGGTTGGCTGATGTTCCTCGGGCTTAAGCGCGAAGGAGTACGCGTACACGCCTGGCGCTGGGGAGCCGGAGTGGTGCACGAATGGTTGCACGGTGTTGAAGTACTTGCCGGATTGCTCCTTGAAGCGATCTTGACCGTTGAGGACCAACTTGAAGGTATCGAGGGTACCGTTGTTTTCTTCGGAGAAGTTGGCACCCTTGAAGGCGACGAGTGGGGCACCAACGAGGGAGGAGGAGACGAGGCAGTTCGACTCGGCGGTGACGCTGAGGATGTTAGAGGTGACATCCGCGTGGGCGTTCGCGGTGCGCCAGGAGTCATCACCGTTGTCCAAGCACCAGACAAGCTCCTTGACTGGGTGGTTGTAGGAGAGACGCTTTTGGACTTCCGAACCGGCGGTGACGGTGTCGGTACCGGTGTGTTGGACTTGCTCGATGAGGTATTCGTGGCCCTTTTGCGCAAATCGGCGTCGTTCCTCCGTATCGAGATACACGTAGTTTGCCCATACCTTGAAAGTGGAGCCGTCGGTGACGGTCCCGAAGGCGGAGGACAAATCGAAATCCAATCGGACTTCGTGGTATTGGAGGGCGATCAAAGGCAACGCCAATCCGGGGTTGCGGTTGAAGAAAAAGATGAGTGGCAAGAAGATCTTGCCGTCCTCGAGCGCGGAGGTGGTCATCTTACCGTAGTTAGCCTTCTTGGCTTCGTCCAAGTAAAGCTCGGAGTACAAACGCCACCACTTTTGGTAGTGCTTGTCGATGCGCTGGCCACCGATGGACAATTCAACATCCTTGACGGCACGTTCCGCGATCCACGCATCGTCGGTAGCGGCGGCGGTACCAGCCTTCATTTCGACGTACATGTCAGCGACCAAATCACCGTTACGGGCAACAGTGACGGAGACGCGGCCATCGCTACCTGGGGTACCGTTGACAGTTTGTTCGATGTTTTCCATCGCGAAGTTGGTGTGACGCTTGTACACCGCTTGGAAGAAAGTGACTTTTGGGTTACCCGTGAGATAGACATCTTGGGCACCATAGGCGACGAGTTGCATGAGGCCACCAGCCATTGTGAGAGTTTTTGTACTATATACCAAGAAAAAAATTTCGCGAAAAAACTCGGCTTGATTTTTCCTGGGGTAATGTATAATGTCTGAACCAACTGCACCTGAACCAACTGTTGATATCGAAGAATCTGGATCCGAATCTGAGTATGAAACAGAGAGTGAGCTCGACATTCCAATGGATGAATCTCAACTGCCTGAATTCGGCGACGATGAGGACGGTGAAATCCCAGAGTGGGTGGTCACCGGCGACGAAGAACCCGACGTGATTGGTCACATGACCGACGTTGCTGCGTCTCTGTTTTCGACTGAAGAAGGTGAGACTGTGTGCAGTGCCCTGGTGTCTATATCTAAACAGCTTGAGACACAAAACCGAATCATGATAAAATTATTATCTCAGATGCAAAAATCAACTTAGAAAAATAACTCGTGTATGTTACAAGGAGCTGGTGATGGACACGCATTTCATAAACAATGATGCGAATCCGATAGAGACTAATCAGGTGATGTGGATGAACCACATTCAAAGTCTCAATCCGGAACAGCTCGTTAACCTTTTGACCCAATTGGAAGACATGTGGGACATCCCCCGCAAAAACGACGAAGCGGTATCCTTTCAACTGGGTTTTAAAAATTTTTTTGCGGTGGACGAATTGGATAGTCAAACTGGATTACCAAAAAACATGATTGACATTGAAAGCATTTCTGCGAAACACCAACGCTTGAACTTGCAACTCGGGCAGTTGTATCACCGAGCCAATGCCCTGAAATTACTTGAACTCGATGACTTCGATGACATGAAAATCTCTACGAGAATTAACCGTCTGATAGATCAAGTTGACGACGCATGGCAAATTGTGTTCAGGCACACAAGAATCTTTGAGCGTATCAATAACCCGACGTATATACCGATTAATCCAGAAACCGATCCGTCCATTTTTAGATGTTCAACTCTTCCAGGCACATTGGATGAATTAAGCCCATACCAGCAGGCAATCCTCACAATCCTCAAGAAACTTTACGAAGGAAACATCAAACGATACAAAGGACACTGTTGTAAACAGATCAGAACCGAAGACGGGTACGATACACGGGCGTGGAAACAGGAATACAGGATTCAGGAGTATGTGTATAGTGTTTCGCAAAAGGAGACTGAATTTGAACTCTGGAAAAACCTTTCATGCAGAGGTTCGGCCTACGGAGACGTGATTCGCCACTTAACAAACTGCAATGATATGCAATTTCCAGAAATTAAGAGGAATCGTCATGTCTGGTCGTTTAAAAATGGCATTTTCGTGGGTAAAAGTTGGTCTGCAAAGACCGGGCTGTACCAAACTGATTTTTACACATACGATTCAAAGGAATTCAAGAATCTCGATCAAGCAATCGTGAGTTGCAAGTACTTTGATACCGATTTCGAAAACTATCAACACTTGGAAAAATGGGAAGATATCCCCACGCCATATTTTCAATCCGTCCTTGATTACCAGAAGTTCAACGAAGATGTGTGCAAGTGGATGTATATCATGGGAGGGCGTTTGTGCTTTGATGTGGGAGACATGGATGGATGGCAAGTGATTCCGTTTTTGAAGGGTATCGCTCGTTCTGGTAAGAGTACGCTGATTACCAAGGCTTTTGCACACTTTTACGACGTTGATGATGTGCGAACACTTTCAAATAACGTTGAAAAGAAATTTGGTCTCTCTTCTATTTACGATGCTTTTGTATTCATCAGCCCCGAAATCAAGGGAGATATCTCATTGGAACAGGCTGAATTTCAGTCGATTGTGTCCGGTGAACAGGTCTCGTGTGCGATTAAACACGAAAAAGCAAAGACAATGACGTGGAAGGTTCCGGGTATTCTCGGTGGTAATGAGGTGCCGAGCTACAAGGATAACTCTGGGAGTGTTTTGCGACGTATCTTGACTTGGAACTTTGGTAAACAGGTCAAGGATGCGGATCCCACGTTGGATAAGAAATTGGAAGCCGAAATCCCCGTGATTCTTCAGAAATGTATCCGTGCGTACTTGGAATATGCACAAAGGTACGCAAACAAGGATATTTGGAATATAGTTCCGCAGTACTTTAAAGATGTACAAAGGCAAGTTGCGACAGTATCCAGTACGTTGGAGAACTTCCTACAATCACCTTACATCAAGTATGGACCCGAGCTTTGTGTCCCTCAGAAGATCTTCGTTGAAAAGTTCAATGAACACTGTGGTGCAAATAACCTTGGAAAGCCAAAGTTCAACCAGGACTTTTACGCCGGTCCTTTCAGTCAGAGAGATGTCGAAGTGCGTCAGCACACAGGCATGTATAAGGGTGTACCGATTAGTATGCAACCCTTCGTATTTGGATTAGACATAGTAGTAGATACCCTCGTTTCAAATGAGGACGATGCATAATAAAAATATATACTTACATCAGATATGGAACGCCCCAGCTCCCTTCAAAAATTCATAAAAAACTCGGGTGTGCAAGTCACCCGTGCGTCTCCACCTAGTTTTCCTCGTCGCTTACAGAACTCGACAATAAATAACCAAAATTTAGGTAATTTCGCGGAATTTTTGGATATGAACAATAGCAACAATAATAACGACGTGAAATACCTCACTTTAAGTGGCCTTAATTTGGGTATGTTTAATGCGACCGTAAACAAACAATTCGATGCTGAAGCTCGCGTTGATTTGAAAGACATTCTCAAAAAGACGCCACTCGGAAAAACCTCGATCGGACAAGGTCTTCACATAGACACGAAAGAGATTGTCGGTGTATACGGGCGATTCAAGACCGGATTTACCCATACGCGTGAATATGGTAAACGGGGTGACATAAATTTGAACTTTTTCACCGTTCAAATCAAATTTTCCCTCACAAATGGAAGTGAGACGAATGGAGGTACCGTGAACTTTTACAGAAACGGTAAGATTCGCTTTTCGGGTGGATTCATAGGCAAGGGTGATGAAATAGAAAACCAACCCGAACTCATACGTCGTTTCATGGTGAAGAGCTACACGAGACGTCAAGCGTTCTTTTATAATCCATTTGAATACAACAATTTGAGTGCGCAATTCAGAATTAACGGTGTGATAAAAGACCTCGGGCGTCTTCACATGAATAGCCGAAGGTATGGATTTGAATCTAATTATGAACCGGAACTTTCTCCCATGATGTACGCGATATACAAGGGACACAAATACATCATCGCCAAATCGGGTGCTATACAAATATCCGGAGCCAAAAACCCAAAGGCGCTTAACGATGCTTACCGAGTGGCAAACCAACTATTCAATATGTTATACACGAAGAATGAGATAACACTCACCGCACAAGTACCAAACAAGGTTGTGCGACCAACTCAAAAGAAAACGAAAGCGTCTACATGCCCAAAGACGCGACGACCACCGTGTAAGAGTGGGTTCGAAGCGAAGAAGAACCCACAAGGTGATGAGTGCTGTTACAAGATACCAAAGAAGAAATCAACGCGTAAATCACCAAAGAACAACAAGGAAATCACGTACGGTAAAAATGGTCAGCTCATGATCGGTAAGAAAAAGTGCGAAGCTCTCACGAAACCAATGCTTTTGGAAATGGCGAAGAAGCTCGGTGTAGTGAACGCAAAAGACAAGAACAAAAAGGAAAAGTTATGTGCGATGATTAAACAATTTTCGTTCGGAAACGAAAATTTCAAGGTTGGAAATAAGCCGTGCATTTCTTACAAGAAGAGCGAACTCGTGTCTATGGCTATGTCAAAGGGTATAGCTGTGAGTAGCGCGGATACGATCAAGACTCTGTGCGAAAAACTCAAACTCGATGTGCGTAAACGTAACTCGAACGCAAACAGAAAAGCAAAGGAAAATAGGGCGCTCAACGCGGTACTCAAGAAAGAAGCCAAGATTGGTAACATTGAAATAAGACGAAAGCTCAACAACAAGGGTATCAAAAATGATATCATAAAATTGTATGGTCCGCGATGGATGAAGAAATATGGCAAGGTAATGAACATAAATAAGGACGTAAACGAGATGTCCAATTTGATTAATAATGCGTCCAAAGAAAAGAACGTCGTGAACAAGATGGGTGTTCTTAAAAAGATGGTCGCGAACGACCTAAAGAAGAATTTAGTCGCCGAATGGAAAAAGGAGCGCGCCGTGGAATATAAGAAGAAACTCATCAAGAATGAATACGGAAAACACGGGAACGCTGTCGTGAATTACGTATTGACCCAAAACCCAACAAAGACTCAAATTAAAAAGTTCATTGAAAGGTACAAGAAGGCGCGAGCTAATTTGAATAAGAACAAATAATCGCGTTGTTTATGATTTTTTCTGGCTCTGATGCCTGTTTTATATGTTTTGCGTGATACGAGAAGTCATAGCCGATGAATTTACGTTTAATTTTATCAGACATACCCACGGCTTCAAATTGACGAGATGTTTGTGAGCACACCGCTTTCCGCTCCGCTTCCAAAAATTGATCCTCCATTTGTATGAAATTTTTTATGGTTTCTTCGGGGGCACCTTTTCGTTTCATTTCATTTACTATTTTATACGACATTCCATGAGACATACCAAAATTCTTTGATTTGTATCCCATGGATCCTACGTTGGTATCGGACGGCTCGAGATTAAATATGAAATACAAGAGTATGAGTATTATAACAAACTGTATCATCTATTAGTACCAAAGATATTAAATACATCTTTCACCTTATGAAGAATGTTAAATAGTTCATTATCATCCTTCACGAGACTTGGATCAATAATTTCCAATTCTACTTGGTACGAGTTTGGATCTTCCATGTCCAAATCTTCTACATCGCCTTCGACGACGGTCATATCGATGGACAAATTCTTGCGAATAAAAGATATACGTCGTTTAGTCTTTTTCATGTCCATATCACCTTCGTAGTCCTCAAGGGGTGTTTCAACCGAAACTCCGAATCTGATATCGTACGGTGCGTGTGCGAGTTTGTCGAAATCCTCTTTGTGAATTTTATCCTTCTTCACGATCTTCTCTTCGGATGTTTGTTCGTCGATGGAAATTCGGAGGTTATCACTGTTTCTGTAAAACACCTCTTCGGTACTGGTGATGACCTTTTCCCATCCGTCGTATTTCTTAAGACCCACTAAAATAGTATCGAAGCCTTCTTTGCCGACGTTTGTATCAAATGTCCCACAATTAAATTTACCGATACGCATCTCAAATTCAACATGTTTTTCATTTCGGTGCTTTTCAAAAATGGGCTTTACCCGCTCAAACAAAGCTCTCACGTCCATGGTTATTCTAATAAGTATTGCGTGTTCTCCTTAAGTATTTTTTATGAATGAATTATATGCATGGCTTCTTCAACTTAGGCAACACATGTTATTTCAATTCCGCCATCCAAGCATTGCTACACGTGCTACCCATATCAGAAACCATATACAAAAGCCGATACGTGGGTGAATGTAAATTTACAAAGCTGTATCACGAACTTGTGACTACCTATTTTACTACACAAGAATCTGGTAAATTTGATCTCTCGTCACTTTTGAAAGCGTTTAGAGTAGAATTCCCCCGGTTTAAAGTCGATGAACCACACGACGCCCAGGATGCATTGTTTTGCATAATAGACATACTAGAAAAGGAATATTCAATCATAAAAGACCTATTATATGGAAAAAAGACGCAGATAACCATATCACCCGAGGGTAAAAATTCGAATGATATAGATTACAGTATTCAAACTCTCACCATAGACGATCATGTGTGTAAGGTGAGTGATCTCATAAACAAAAGTATGAAATGGGACACAATCGAAGGATATGTCGACGATAATGGAAAGACGCATCACGTGGCGACGACACGGACTATATTCAAAAAACTACAACCCGTGATGATTATTTCATTCGATAAAAAGAGTCGAATACATTTGGAGAGGAACATTCAGTTTAACGATGACATTCAATATACATTACAATCTTGTATAATACACGAAGGCGTGCAATGGGGTGGTCATTATATTTCGGCGTGCAGATTTAACGACAAGTGGTACGCACAAGATGACGAAAACGTGGTCGAAGTAGATTTGAAAGATAAGGCTGGGTATTACGTGCTCATCTACACTTTAAAAAATCAGACATCTTAATGTCCTCTTTTATGTTTACGAGTGTTCTATAAAACGTACGCCTGTTATTAGGGTGCGTTTTATCGGTTCGTTCCAGTATAGGCATCCACCACATGGGTGTGTCATCAGTCATATATTTACACTCAACGATCATGTTTTCCCTGAGCCACGATGTATCCATTTTTTCACTTGGTAGGATGGATTCAAATATAAGTTCACCTTTTTCTTGAACGTATAATCTCCATTGATTACCCACCATCTTCACCTTGAAATCTACCGTGTTCTTCTCCTTAGGCTTCCATTTAAACATGGTTTCGTGTGTACCAATCTTTACCGGACAATTGATGGGTGTAAATATGAGCCCATCTATATCTTGAGTTACAGTCGGTAAATAGTCATTCATGAAACTTTCGAAATCACACATGAGATGAAATGTCTTCATCCTCAGTTTTGTCGCGTCATTCTTGAGAGACATCACTTTTTTACATACACTTTCACAGTGTTCCATTCGATCGATGAAGTTCTTATTTCCAACTGTTACACCCGATTCTGTTAAGCAATCGTATACCATAAACATATCTTCGTACAATTCACCTTCGAGTATAGTACCTTCGTAAATTGGGCGTCTAAAATTGAGCTTACATAAAAACATATCGAGTGCTCGGTTTATGAGTACACACACTTTGTGTTGTCCATACATGAAAGCCAAGAGCATATAACGTACACCATCGGTCTTTTCACACACCACATAATCGTTTTTTCGTAGTGTGTCGAAGTGTTTAAACTCAATGGATATAGGTTGGCATCCAGGGAATCTTCCCGTGACACCCCACCTATCTTCCATATACTTTATCGCGTATGTGTAAAGTGGGTCATCCCTCTTTACAGATACCCGTGACATCTGTTTAGTATTTTGATTTTAATCTTTAATTAGCTTTAACCCCAGCGGCGTTCAGGAGATTACTTACACACTCATGTGTGTAAGTCATCGTCAACTTAGATGCTGTAAATGCGTTAATTTTGACTCCAAGCTCTTTGAACTTGGTAAACATCTGCTCCATTCTAGGTGGAACCTTACATTCATTCGTTCGCTTGTCTTTCACGCATTTAAGTACATGTTTACACATCATAACCCATGCGCGTGCACCCGTCTTATCAACTTGATATAAGTCATCACCAACTTTCTTTCCGACCTTTGTATCAAAGTGAAGACCCATCTGCTCAACAGGTTCAGTGGAACTTTCTTTCACCTTTGTTTTAAACATATCCCAATCTATACCTTCAGTCACACCCGGGAATACGACACACCCTACACCATTGTTATCGGCGAGAACCTGGCCAATTGAACCTTCGTCTAAGGATACACCAAAGTCTATGAATAAAATACGGTCAGCACTCTTCATGTACTTTTGAATGCTAGTTGACTTATCGTATGGATCATCGTTTACATACACAACTTCATTTTGTGTATCCCTCCTTTGTATACAGTGCAAATTCAAACGAAGAACGGTATGAAGGGTCTTCACATGAACCGCCTTACTCCTCGTAACTATTATAGTCGCAAGTTTCATTTTATAGTATAATTATTCTAAGCCTTAAGCCTGTCGTTTAAGCACCCAGTAAAAGGTAAATTACCAACGTGCCCAAGCGTTGTATTTATATCAGCAAATATACGACCACCACACTGCTGCCATCTGCGGCAAAAGGCATAATCTTCCGAAAGGTACCTTCTAGAATCTGGATCAATCATACAGTCAAAAACAGCACAATAATTATCAAAGTCCCTATTTTGATGATCGTTTTTACAATTTAATTCGGGGAACTTTTCCTCAAGTTTTTCGAAGGCACCCCGTTTAATCGCCATAAAACCAGTGGGTCCATCGAGTAATTCCACAAATCCATCTTCAACCGTTCGCTTATGAGCACCAATATTTGCGACAAGACTAGAAGAAAGCATCGCCATGTTTCTTTCATCTCCTTGTTCAACAGCCTTCTTCACTTGGTCCCACATCACTACCTTCTTCGGGTATACCGCCACCGATACATCGTGCGGGGATTTCACGAGACGAACGACGGCATCCGCTGTAAACTCAACATCCGCATCAATAAACATAAACACGTCTGCGTCGGTTTTTTGAAGAAACCGACCCACAGCAACGTTGCGAGCCCTGTGAACCAGTGATTCATTTTCAGTTGTATCGAGCATGAGTTGAATACCCTCTTTTATGAGTTCTATTTGCAGCTTAATGACACTCGTCGCGTATTTTTCTAAACATTGGCCACCGTAACAGGGGGTTGAAAGAAAGAGTTTCACCATATTACATTAAATTACATTCATTCCTCTAAGTATTGTTTAATTATATTTTCTATCTTGTTGATCGTGGGTATAGACACTGAACATTGCTCACTTATCTTGTTCTTTGATATCTTACCGTCCATGACCATGTAAATGACCACCGATGCCACACTATTCGGCGTCTTACTCATGAGTTCAGTACAATTTTCCAGTTTGGTACACATTTTATTGCATTCCAAACGCTCATTTCTAGTCACTTCAAATGAATTGAGTAAACGTTGCATGACATTAAATGGTTTAGTCACGTAGTTCTTCTCAGTTTTGCCGAGTAATGTATCCTTGAACATCTGTGTCGTTCGACTGATGTCCTTGCTTTGTATACCAAACATATCTGCTATCTCCTTCGTTGTTCTAGGAATATTCGAGAGTCTACAGGCGTATAAAACACAGTTTGCTTTTATACCGGAACGCACCGCGCCACGGGTAAGTTTTTCTATGTTGAATTTCCTATACATCATCTTCGCATCTTTCAAAACGCTGTCAGGTAAGGTATGACACGCTTCGTCTATGTCTCTATACGCATGGAATAGAGACCTGTCTACGTGATTCATAGACTGATGAAAATTTATTTTAGCCATTCTCTTGTTTTCATAATTTGACGTATTCTTCGTAGAAATAACCGTACCTTTACCCCACGCATCAGAAAATAACTCGGGATTCGGGTTGGGGTTTCCACACCGAGATGGATCACTTACGCGACCATCTTCACTAATTCCACTCGTCCACTCCGGACTATCATCTACATAATGCTCTTGCACGTATCCACATTGTGAACAAACGGGCATCCCTTCTTTTGTGAATACTTTTACACCGTTACAATTAATACATAAATGAGTATTGATTGGCTTTCGTAAAGTAGGTTTATTCAATAAACGGTCGACATCCGACCAAATGGCAGCCAATCCTTCCATATCAGGAATTCTCTTTTTTTGATTATTAAAAATCCGCACTTAGGCTTTCAAAAATTGAGATTATCTGCGTGCCTCTTTGCGAACTCTTCTATGGAATCAACAACCTCTTTGAATTTTCGAGAACCTGGACTGGTTGGTTCCCAATCATTCCACTCTCGATCAACTTCTCGGTGAGAACCTGGTGGCATTACCATACCATCTATTTCATCGTCGGGAACAATAAAACCTTCAAGGTCACTCTCTTCATCGGATTCGTCTATTATGTCGCTGTCCATATCGTCATCTATTTCATCTGAAATACAATACATGGAGTTTCCTACATTCGTGAAAGGAGAAGCCCCTTCTGGATAGTGCTCACATAAGTTTTCAACTTGTACAAGTTCTTCGTTTTCGTCTAGCTCATAAATACAAGCACCTTTATATATCTTCGACGTATCGAGATAGTAATTCACAACGAGGTAATCTTTCATGTTTTCCTTTGCTATAGCGTATGTCTCATCATCTATGTCATCTATATTCACTAAAACTTTCAGTAAATCACCAGGCTGTATCTCAGAAAAATTTATCATCCTTAAAGTTTTGAGACAAAAATATTTTCAGGTAATAACACACATGGGGATTGAAATTTTTTCAAAGGATGGATGTAAATACTGTGACGTAGCTGAACAGATGTGCAAGGACTTGTGCCTTGACTACAAAAAAACGAAAATCGAAAAAGGTGAATTGGAAAAATTATGCGGAAAACCAATTTCATCATATCCACAAATTTTCATAGACGGAAAACATCACGGAAGCTTTTTTGATTTCGAGGATTACATAGAAGATACAGAGCCCATGCTCTTACCGACATTGAGTAGGTTTACTGTGTTCCCTATTCAACATGACAACCTTTGGGCTCTTTACAAGCAAGCGCAAATGAGTAACTGGACAGCTGAAGAGGTGGATCTCTCAAAAGATATGGACGATTGGAACAAGCTCACAGATAACGAACGACATTTTATTAAGACAATTTTGGCATTTTTTGCTGGCTCGGACGGTATTGTATTTGAGAACCTCAATAACAATTTCGCAGATGAGGTTCAATACCCCGAAGCCCGAAGCTTTTATGCGTATCAGGCGCATAATGAAATGGTACATGGCGAAACATACAGTAAACTGATAGACAAGTACATCCGTTCCCCTTCGGAGAAAAAGGAATTGTTTGAAGCGATACAACGGGTACCGTGTATCGAAAAGAAAGCGAGATGGGCCATGAAATGGTTTGATACAACGAGACCATTCAGTGAACGTCTCCTGGCTTTCGCATGTGTGGAAGGTATATTCTTTTCCGGAAGCTTCTGTGCCATTTTCTGGCTCAAGAAGCGGGGCCTTCTCCCGGGTCTCTGTTTCAGTAACGAGCTGATAAGCAGAGATGAAGGACTCCACCAACAATTTGCGGTTGAATTGTTCAACATGCTTAAATTTAAACCTAACAAAGACACGATTCAACAAATCGTGAAGGAGGCTGTAGAAATTGAGAAGGAGTTCATCCTGGACGCCCTTCCATGCAGTCTCATCGGTATGAATTCCGAAAAGATGACACAATATATTGAATATGTGTCCGATCGACTCCTGAAACAGGTGGGTCAAGAAAAGGTTTGGAATTCGACCAATCCATTTGATTTTATGGAAACCATCAGTTTGGATGGAAAAACAAACTTTTTTGAAAAACGCGTGGGTGACTACGGTAAAATGGACGAAGACACACACGAGATTGAATTTGACGAAGATTTCTAATTATTTATTCAACATAATAAACATTCGGTGCTTATTATGATGGATGTTTTAAGTTTATAATATTACGTTTATCGAGAAATAGTCACGGAGCTACCGTCGTCACACCCACAGGATACGTTTTCGGATTTACCGACAGTAACTGGGATGGTCACAGGTTTATCAACTTCACCTCCCGCGACGTCAAGCGACGCATATTCCGCACCACTGTCGAACATATCATATTGTGGTTCGGCGAAACCCGGGAGTGGTTCTGGAGCGTCAACCATCGCTGGTGGCACATCGACAACTTCTTTCTCAATCATTTCTGGAGATGGCCCAATCTCCATCATGCTACTTTCAACGGCATAACCCTCCTTCTTTATGTTCATCATGGCCCACGTGATGAGAATAAACACGGCCGTGTGAAGAACGAGACCTCGAAGGGATGGACATCCAGTTGGACCAGACACCCATTTACCGAAAATACTACGCGTAAGCCTGTACGTATTTGGGTTAGAGATCACGAAGAATACGAGGGCAGACATCACAGAAATCAAAAATTTCTGCTGAGCCTTCGCACCCCCGCATCCACATCCACAATCCTTAAAGATACCCATGTGATTTTTATAATGTACCCTGAGAAAAAAAACGTGCTTAAAGTTTGGAGACCAACATAAGATATACAAAACAAGCAATGTCGTCCTCTAACATGATCCAACTTTCCAGCACTTTCGATCCGTCCTCTGTCGTCTTCAGTAAAATGAAGAAGAACAAGAACGGTGGCAAGACAGTATACATTAACACGGCCGACGGTAAGGGCAAGTTGTACTTGCAACTTCCGTTCATGCGCAGCCCTTATGGTCTGAGCGCTTTTACCGATGAGACGACTAACAAGACATCTTACTCTCTTGACTTATCTATTGACCCGGACAACGAACAAGCCGTTGAACTCGCGGCTAAGCTCAAGGAGCTTGATGCTCGTATCATCGAAACTGTCGCGGAAAACTCCAAGGAATGGCTCGGAAAGGCGTACAACGTTGAAGTGATGAAGGAAGCTCTCTACAAGCCTTTGGTGCGACCGGGTAAGGAAGAATACCCGGACACCGTGAAGCTTAAGGTCATGACCAAGCCCACCGGTGAATTCATGGCCGAAGCCTACAACCCGAAGCGCGAGCTTGTTCCGATTGATTCCGTTGAAAAGGGTCAGCGATGCATGTGCATCGTCAACGTCACTCAGATTTGGTTCATTGATAATAAGTTTGGTGTGAGTTTGCGACTTTCTCAAGCTCTCTTTGAACAATCGACGAAGCTTCCGTCGTTCGCCTTCCAAGGCATCGATGTTCCGACTTCCACTCCGGTGGCTGACGAAGGCGCCGAAGATGAATACTATGAAGAGGTTGACGAATAAAATCTACAATTATATAAATGCAAGTAGACCAGCATATTAAAAATCTCAGATTCCTCAGGGCTAAAGTTGGTAAGGCAAGGACGCCAAAGGATCACGAGAAAATCGGTAAAGAGATAACCGAGGCCATAAAAAAATTAGGTTGTAATCCAAATAAAATTTTTTACACAATAAATGGTGGTAAAACCCCAAATTTGACCGTTAAAAAATCCGTTAGAACGCGCCTCGGTACGAGAAAGATAGGAGAAGGTGAATATGGAGAGATATTCTTTGGATGCGTCGATAAAGAATGTAAAAAGGATATCGCCATAAAAATTCAACGTGAATCTCTAAAAACCGAATATAAGATTGGTAAAATGTTGAGTAGTCTCGGTGGCGTCAACATGTATGCCCTTGAAACCTGTGGAAAACGGAATATCATGTATAGTGAATACGCGAATGGTGGTGCTCTCGAAGAATATATTAGAAAGAACATACTCAAATTGAGACCAATTCACTTTAGATTCATGATAACCGAGGTACTGTACAATCTTTACAGAATACACAAAAAGTATCCATCGTTCAGACACAGTGATTTGCATGTAAAGAACATTCTCATAAATACCGATACACCAACTCTCAAAAAGAAGGAGATGAAAGTTGGTAAAATTACATTAAACGTCGAGGATGTGGGTATTAAGACGCTACTCACTGACTACGGTCTTTCTTCGATGAGCACGGTTAAAAACCCTGCGGCGAACGGACTCGACGATGAATGGGGTATTTCACAGAAATCAAATCCAATGTACGACGCGCATCTCTTTTTGAACGCGATGTTTTTAGTGTGTGCGCGAACAGACGCGGAATCGATGAATGAGACGATCCGATTCATTCAACGCATACTCCCACGAGAATATCTCGGTACTAAAACGGCTAAAATAGAAAACTTCAGATTGCGGTTAGGTGTCGACCATTCCAGTTTGCCCACATTTGAACAAATATTTGCCGATCGTTTCTTTGTCCCATATAGAATGAAAATCACGGAACGTACCGATCCATTGGCCTTTTTACCAAAAGCGAAGCCAATTCCAAAAGCGAAGCCAAAGACAAAACCAAAACCAGTTGGTAACGCGAGTCAATCTGCCGCACTGAGACGCGCGAAGGCTGTTATGAACAAAGAAGCACAGAAGAAAGCGCAACCCGTGAAGAGAAGAACGGTCGCGACGAAACGAGTGTCGCCACCCATAAAGGTCAGCATTGCGCCAAAGGGATACGTAAGAGTTAACGGTAAGAAGTGTGCGACTTACAAAAAGAAAGACATAGTCGAATTAGCCAAAAAAGCTGGTATAGACACTCAGGGTAAAACGATTGAGAAAATATGTGAATCACTTAAATTAAAATATGTGAAATAATTAAATGAAATTGCGAACCAGTCTTATCATACTTGCCTCGATCATAGTTGTTGTGATATTGATACGTACCGTTAGAACCAAGACCTGTGATTGTGGATGTGGATGCGAAGAAGGTCGATGTGAATGCGAAGGGTGCGATTGTGAAAAGTGTCACAAGAAATGGAAGGTGTATGGCGCAGAATGGTGTGGTTGGACAAAACGGCAATTAGACCACATGAGGAAAAACAATAAGGCATATGAATTCATTGACTGCGAAAAAGAGCAGTGCAATGGAATCAAGTCGTTTCCAACTCTTGTGAGTTCAGATGGTGAACATATCTCTGGTTATCGCGAGGTTTAGATACCACGGACAACGGCGAGCGCGAGGGACAACATGAAAGCGTCGAGGAAGGTATCGAGCTTCTTGAGCACGGTGACGTGCTTGACGAGGGATTGGTTCCAGAGGAAACGCAACACGAAGGTGCTGATCAAAATGACGAGCACAAAGGTGAGGAGTTCGGTGATAGCATCTTGGGTCTTACGCGCGTTAACAAGTCCTTGAATCATTTATCTATTAATAATATTTTTTTTCTGAAATATTATTAATGGGACAGACACCTAAAAGGCTTCCCCTGAGTGGGTCTGAGCCAAAATTTACACAAAAGCTGTGGGGTAGAGCTGTTGGTATAAATAACAATAATTGTTACGCATACGCCGTTGGTGACTATGAAAAAAAGAGATCCTATAAGAGTGTTCCCGGTGAGAGAGCTGGTATCAAGAATATGAATCACTCGTATGTGAGTTGTATGAAGTTGCCACAACGGGTTATCGCCGACAACCCCAAACGAGTCTACATGGCGAAGGCTGAAGAAAAATGTAAGCCCGGGCACTACAAAGTCATGATGTTCATAGCACCCGGAAAACCAACAAATTATTTTAGACAGGGTGATTTTCACTTTTATAAACAGGTCAATGAGGTTGAATATAAGATTAAGAAGGGTAACACCCACGAATCCATAGCTGGATTTTTCAAGGTACCCCTCGCACGCGTCAAAAAGGCCATGCCCAAATTGATACCAGGTAAAATCATGCGTTTCAAGGCAAACATATTTGCTCATAAGAGAGGGTGGGCAACTGGACCATTGGTGACCGATGCGAAGGGGAAAGTCATAATTGATCCACGTAAAGCGTCCCGTGATTATCCAGGTTTAAATTACAAAAAGTATTGTAGCTCATTCTGTGTTAAGAACAAGGGGATCAAAGTCGGACACACTCACCCCAAAGTCAGAAAGAAGACTTGAGACGTCGTTTTCATTTTCAACATCAAAGAATATATCAAGTGCGTCAAATATATACTGATCCTGTAATTCTACCATATTTGATGTATTTTCAAACATGTTGTGTATAGTAATCTGAACTTTAAAATTTGACCCATCGAATATCTTTCTACATACTGGACACGTTTGCTTACCTTTTGCTTTCCATTTTTCTAGACAATGTGAATGAAATAGATGTCCACACCGCAAAGGTTTATTGTGCCTCGTCTCTCTTACCTCATTGAGACATATGGCACACTGACTCATTCTCTAGAAAAGTAGTATATTTAAATAAAGCTAATTTTACGTATCTAATAGATATTGCGAGTGTCTACCATTGGGTTGTCGCAAGAAGCACACTTAGTCTTGGATTGCTTATCATTGAACAATTGTGGGCCCTTCGATTGAAGAAGCTTTCTAAAAGAATAGTTGTCTTCGTATGAGATACCGTTCTTGTTCATGAGGTAGTTGTTGTACAATTGGGCAGACGAGGCGACGGTGAAGCATCGACCATCGGCCATTCCAAGTCGCTGAGACATTTTTATTATTACATCAGAAATTAATTTGTCTATTTGAGATTGTTCGTTTCCACGATTGTATCCCCATCCCCTTCAGCTTACTGACTATGTCTTTTATGTTTGCTCCTGATAAGGTGTCAAATGTTTCAATCTTATCATCGGAGACCCTCTTCACACGGATGGATGGATTCGTGTTGATGTGCTGGTTAATTATGTTATACGCAAATGCAATCTCTTTGAAAGTTTCAGCTCCAGTGATGATCACCTTACCCGTACTAAAAATACTCGTCGTCACTTCTTTCATGTCCTCTGCTGGTTTAAATTTTACTTTTACCGCCGAATACCTGTCCGGTTCAAAAGAGACTTTGAACACATCCGAATAACTTTCAAAGTGGTCCGCCGTTTTCATAAGGTTTATGTTCCAGTTGAGACTAAAGTTTGAGTTTATCATCACTACCCGAAATGTATCGAGTGGAGGTATACACGAGTCACTCAATAATTTACCTAAAAGTAAAGACAGTTGCTTGATAATGTGTTTGCAGTTTACCAAGTCTGCACACCCCGCCACTTGGATACTCCCGTTCGGAAACAATTTTATGGACTTCACACTGTACATATCTTTGTAACAAAGTGTAATCTGATTGTAAAACGTTGTCGGTTTTAAAGTCCATTCGTACCCCTCTGATTTCTTACCCGACATACGAATTCGAATCGGTGTTATTTTTTCGAAACACAATCTGAGCCTGTTTATGTCCAGTGGCCTGTTAAAACTAGATACCATCGTAATCGTTGTAAGCTTCACCCATGATGGCCTTATATCTTCTGGAATACTGTTCCTAAACTCATCGAGAGTTAGGTAATAAGAAAATGTATTATTTACGATTGAGTTGAACATGACTTGTTTTCTACATGAATTTAAACGACTTAGGTATTTAAAGCAGTTAGAGAAATTGGCTTAAAATAAAGCACATGTCCTCATTCGTAAAATCGGTTACTGTATCCCATGACATTGATACAAGTTTAGACGTAATCGATATAGAATATGTTCGTTACAAAGCTGGTGTGGGTTACGAGCACATGAGAGAACATTTCAACACAAAACCAATAGGAGACTGGAAACACATAAAAATTGACCGGGAAACGCTGAGATACGAACAATTCCTCGATACGATGATTCTAAAAACAACTGAAGTCAGGAGAAAGATGGCTTTAGTTGAATTGGAGAGTGCATTGTGTGAAAATAATAATACGAGAAGCATCGTGAGAATCATGAATGCAGTCAAGATACTGGATCCAACATTCTCACCACCGGTGATAAATATGAAATGTTCGTGGCAAAAGAAGCTTGCTAAGAGTATATGTGTTGAGCAATTACCTCATATCATAGAAACATCTACAAGTGACTTGCGCCTAGAGAAATTCTTTAGAGTGCTGCAATTAATAGAATCAGAATCGCTCCACCAATCAAGTTATTACGCATAGATGGATTTTCAGTTTTTGCAACTTCTCCAGAAGTGCCGTTAACAGCTGGATCTTCATCATATTGTATATTTCTTCCTGGGTAGAGAGATCTAGATAAAGGGCATGGTCCAGTCTTACCTATCCTTCCAGCGATCATAATGGCCTCATCACAGGCGGGACTTCTGTACTCTTCTTGATCGGCTTCCTCAGCTGGTGGTTTATGTTCAGCAAAATCAATCATTTGTCGACTCGTACCTGGCATGAAAAAATCATGTTGTACATATGGATTAACCCTATCTATAGATTCTTCGTCGGTCAAAGGCATCTTTATACTACCGCAGATTATATTTCTTATACTTCATCTTTTTACCATGCTCGACCCACATCTTATCTAGATCCACATCTAACATATAAGACAGCTGAAAGAGATAACTAAACACGTCACCCATTTCCATCATAACGTCTGTACCCCGTTCCTTTTTTAGTCCAGTCTTTTTGTACATCTTTTTGTACTGCCTAATTGCGGATGCGAGTTCACCTATTTCTTCTGTAAGAAGAAGCCATACAGTATCAATGGTGGCATTCGTCCACCCCTTTTGCTTACATATAATTTCTGTCTCAGCCTTGTAGCTGTTTAGACTCATGTACATATATATGACTAAAACTTTATATCATATATAAGTATAGAATGAAGAAGAATTCAGGAAACATCTTTTATACCATTGCGATCTTATCCATCTTAGTGGCGATCACGGTGTTTCTCATGTCCCGCAAACAAACGACACTCGAAAAGGTGAATTCCCAGAATACAAAAGTCAGAGTAGCCACAGAAAAGCAAATGGTGAAGCCAGATGACATCATCGAAGAAGCTATCATAGGTGATGCTGACCAGGATGTTGTTGGAAATGGAACGATGGTTATCTAAATGCCAATCTTTTCATTCTTAGCTATCTTGTTACCAACAGTTGATGTATTCACTGGGGCATCGATTGGTTCCAATCCACGGTCCATATCATGAATGTATCCCATGTATTGAGACACACCGGATTGAATTTGACCAACGGCCGTATTTATGACGATTGAATTCATCTTTTTCACTTGCTCATTTACTCGGTATTCATGGTCACCGGCGTTGTTTATGAAAACAACGCGCATGATGGCATACAAATCATCTTCATTTTGGTAGTCAATCGCAATACCAGTCTTATTCTTGAAATCTTGACGAATACCTCTCTGAAGTAGGTTTACATTGAACCTCGAGAAGAAAAGTGTGTTCAGAGGCGTTTCACATTGCTTCATGGAATTCAGGTGAAGATTATCACACATTTAATATAGTCCTGGAAAAAAACTATCAGTAATTATAAATGAACCTTTCGGTTTCCGATTTCGATGAGGCATACTCCAGAGATGCGTGCCCACAGCCCCGCCCTGAATGCAAACCAGGCAACTGCTTCATCGCATCTTACCCACCAGTAACCAAGGCTGGTACGATCGGCACCTTTTTTACCAACACCCATCTCGCTCAACCCGAGCGCAAGTTTGAAGTAGTTGGTCCAGTACCAGTCCGAAGCAGAGACTTCAAAAAAAAGTAATATAAAAAATTCGTTTGTATATTTATAAAATGAGGGTTATTAAACGATCCGGTCGTATTGAAGACGTTAAATTTGATAAGGTCACCAATAGGATCTCAAAACTCAGACATGGGTTATCTGAAAATGTCGATGCATCCATGATCGCACAGCAGGTGTTTTCTTCGATGTATGATAACATCAAGACACATGAGATTGATACACTCTCGGCTGAGATTTGTATCGGCATGATTACCAGTGATCCAGACTATGAAGTTCTCGCAACCAGGATCGTCGCGAGTAACATTCAAAAACGAGTTCCCTCTACCTTTTCCGAAGCCATGCAGAAATTGTGTGACGCCGGTATCGTCACCGAAGATGTTGCGAGAGTTTCATCTCAGATTGATTCATATATAAAACCGGAAAGAGACTATGATTTTGGGTATTTTGGACTTAAAACCCTTGAACGGGGGTATCTCCAGAAGATAAACGACGAAATCATAGAAACACCACAGTATCTGTATGCCCGCGTGTCCATCGGTATTCACGGTGATGACATCGAACGCGTGGTTGAAACGTATGACGCCATGAGTAAGGGTTTGTTCATTCATGCGACACCCACACTCTTCAACGCAGGTACACCTCGTCCACAAATGTCGTCGTGCTTCTTGGTGGCAAACAAGGATGATAGCATCGACGGGATCTATGATACAGTGAAGGAATGTGCGCAGATCTCAAAGTGGGCTGGGGGTATCGGTCTTCATGTACACGACATCAGGGCGAACAAATCTCATATTAGAGGCACAAACGGTACATCGGATGGGATCATTCCCATGCTTCGCGTGTATAACGCGACTGCTCGATATGTCAATCAAGCCGGTCGAAGAAAGGGTTCGATTGCGGTCTACCTCGAGCCATGGCATGCGGATATTCTCGATTTCCTTGAAATTCGTCTCAATCAAGGTGACGAAGAAGCGAGATGCAGAGATTTGTTTTCCGCTATGTGGATTCCCGACCTGTTCATGAAGCGTGTGGAAGAGGGTGGAAACTGGAGTTTGTTCTGCCCGGATAAGGCTATGGGTCTCTCGGATGTGTACGGAAAAGAGTTTGAAGAACTCTATGAAAGATATGAGAGAGAAGGTTTGGCGACTAAAGTTGTCCCCGCCGCAGACATTTGGAAGGCTATCATTAAGTCTCAAAGCGAAACTGGTACACCATACATGTTGTACAAGGATGCGTGCAATGAAAAATCCAACCAAAAGAACCTCGGTACGATCAAATCCTCCAACTTGTGTTGTGAAATTCTGGAGCACACGGACAAGGATGAAACGGCTGTGTGTAACCTCGCATCTATCGCGTTACCCAAATTCGTCGATAAGGAGACGGGTGAATTTGATTACGAGGAACTTCACCGTGTTTCAAAGATGGTCACGCGCAACTTGAACCAGGTGATCGATAGGAATTTTTATCCCACAGACACGGCGAAGCGTTCAAATATGCGACACAGGCCCATTGGTATCGGTGTTCAAGGTCTCGCCGACGTGTTCATTCTGTGTAGAGAACCATTCGGTTCCGAAAAATCAAGAGAAATGAACCGACTCATCTTTGAAACCATTTACCACGCGTCACTCGAATCGAGTTGTGAACTCGCGGACAAATATGGCGCATACGAGACATTTGAAGGGTCTCCATTCAGTCAGGGTATCTTACAGTTCGACATGTGGGACGCACCGAAACTTTCGGATAGATACGACTGGAACGCCATGCGTGAACGCGTGAAGAAGGGTACGAGAAATAGCCTTCTTTTGGCTCCAATGCCCACCGCATCCACCTCTCAAATCCTCGGCAACAATGAATGCTTCGAACCGTATACACAAAACATATACGTACGAAGAACCCTTGCGGGTGAATTTGTCGTCGTGAACAAGCATTTGGTCGAAGATCTCAAAAAGGTTGGACTTTGGTCAAAAGAAATGAAAGATCTCATGGTAAAGGCAAATGGATCTGTTCAAAGCATCATCGATATTCCCGCGAACATCAAGGAACTTTACAAGACGGTGTGGGAAATGAGTCAAAAGGTCATTATTGATATGGCCGCAGACCGAGGTGTTTTCATCGACCAATCACAATCCATGAATCTGTTCGTCGAGAGTCCGACCCTCTCCAAATTATCGTCTATGCACTTTTACGCATGGAAGGCTGGTCTCAAAACTGGAATGTACTACCTTCGTTCCAAGGCAAAGGCGAGACCACAGCAATTTAGTTTAGAAGCGGAGTGTACCGCGTGTTCTGCTTAAAGCTTTGATTACTATAAATTTTAATACATATGTCTAAATTCGTGAATCTACTAAATGAACTCGAAATCCCCAAACACGATGGTCGCAAAATTTCCCTATGCACAAAAGAAGGGCGACCGTTACGAATTCAATTCCCTCGAATGTACATGCCATTCGGTGTCTCCGGATTCACACCAGAAGTTGGTCCAACGAAGTACTCACTCGATTTCGCGATGAAGGGGTATGATGAAGATGACAATTACGTCAAAAAATTTTATGAAACGATGCGCGAATTCGAAGAAAAGATCATTGACGCCGTCGAAGAACAAAGTGAGCATATCTTCAAACGCAAAGTATCTAAAGATGAACTCAAGGGTATGTTCTTTTCAAACATCAAGGAATCCCCCGATCGTGAACCAAAATTTCGCGTAAAGGTCGATGTAAACATGGATGGTAAGATTAAACCACATGTGTACGACGAAGCAAAAAACCCAATCGGAAACGTCGATTGTAAAAATGGTCTCTATTCAAGAAATTCGGGAACTGCGATCGTTGAAATCAACAGTGTGTATTTCTTGAACAAAAAGTTCGGAGTAACCTATAAATTATACCAACTTGTGACGTATGAACCACAAACTCTTAAGGGGTTCCAGTTCGTTATTTAGTCATGATGAGGAGCTGGTAAATAGCCTGGGCTTCTTTGAGGAGTTTTCCTTTTATCATTACATACTTTTTTGGGTCTATACCCTGTTTAATCTTAGCCATCTTAACAGCTTGGGACCACTTTGTGAGAGTCATCTCTTATAATACGTTTACATTTTTGTGATGAGCTTCTTGTAAGCCTTGGTACCGGCCTTTGGTTGGAGCTTGAAGCCAGACTTCTTTGGCTTGAACACCTTGACCATCGCCTTCTTACCCTCTTCCTTCATGCGTTCGAGGGCCGCCTTGGACGCGGCCTTACTCTTAATTTCACCATACTTGTTTTGGAACAAGTCGCTCTTGGTAAGACCCCCGGTGGTCTTTTCCGCAGTACCGTGGAACACTTCAGCGCGAGAACCAAATGTCTTCATTGTATATACCTTATGCTCTGAAAATATTTCGAATCTCTGAAATTGAAAGACTCTCTGGTTTTCCAGGTAATTGTGTCTTGAGTCTCTCGTCACCCAATACCTCGGCATACTCCATTGATTTTCTCACCTGTAAAGCGACAATAGATTCATCCACACTTGGATACTTCTCATCACCCTTATATATGAGCTTTTTCACGTAGACCTCCCTTTTTTGACCCGTCCTGTGGCAACGACCGATAGCCTGGAGCTCTGTACCCGGGTTCCAAGAAGGACTAGTGATATACACACGGGACGCACTTTGGATATTGAGACCCTGACCACCAGCCTTGACTTGAATGAGAAACACGCTATTTTGTGGAGCCCGGTTGAATTCGGCCAATTGTGACTCGCGGCGCTCTTTTGAACACGTGCCATCGATACGGAATACCGGACACGTGAGTTTTTCCTGAATGTAATTCATTTCGCCTTTAAATTGACAGAATACGAGAGTTTTCTCATCCGGGTGCTGTGCAATAGATTCAAATAGGGTTTCCATCTTCTTTGATCGTCCCGTCCATACATTCATCTCTTCATCCATCTTCTTTGCCATACCATCGATGTAGAGCTGAGGCCATGCCATCACCTGTCTCGCTCTGAGTAACTGCTCAAGAATGTCCATATTGTACATGGTTAAATTACCATGTGCCTTCGCTCGTGTCATCATTTCACGGATCATTTCCTGTGCTTCTGAAAACGCCCGGACATAGAGTGTCTTTTCTTCCGGATACATCTCAAGCTCAACATTTTCAAAGTGACACTCTGGGATAGAATCCTTATTCTTGGTGCGGCGAATGATAAATTTTTCGCGGACAGCCTCGAGGTTACATTGTACATCGACCCTATCGATGCCTATGAAAGCACAAAGTGAGACGAAATCATCCACTTCATTGAATACAGGGGTTCCAGTCACGACCCATCTGTACGTAGACTCAATTTTCATCGCTGACTTGAAACGCTTGGAACGCCGGTTTCGGATCTCATGCGCTTCGTCGAGGATGACACGTCCCCACTCTATCATGTGGACCAGTGGGGCTTCTTCAGTCAAAAGACTGTATGGACAAACAGTCACGTCATGACGTTCGAATTCAGATGCATCTCTTGTTCGTTTGATTCCATCATACACAAACACACTGAGTTCTGGAGCGAATTTGTGTATCTCATTTTTCCATTGAGTCACGATTGATTTGGGAACCACCACGAGGGTAGGTCTAGTTTTGTTTCGTTTGATCACGGTGACGAGTTGTGCCGTCTTTCCGAGTCCCATCTCGTCACAGAGGAATCCACCCTTTGGTCCCACCGATGAATGCTCTCTCTCGAGCATCCAGTTGACTCCCTCTATCTGGTGTGGATACAGTTCCATGCTTACTTCGTTCTTTGGTTTGATTTAGACATAGGTGGTGAATTACTTAGGTGAAACAACACCATGTTTTTTTGAAAATGAAATTTGAAAAAAAAAATATTTTTTTTTCACTTTCTTTTTAAAGAAAAAAGTTTTAAAAAAAATAATTTTTTTTAT